AATATACTGGCTGTACAGCTCCAGTTACTTGCATATCTATTTCAGCGTCTCCAGAGTCATCTGCTAAAGTAAAATTACCTGTAGCATCAAAGTCTCTTCTAAAAAATTGTATAGTACTATTACCAGCACCTTTATCTATAGGATAAGCTATTGTTTGAGATGGCTGTGTTGCAGTTCCACTAGAATCTACATTAAATTGTAAGTTAAATATAAATGCTCCATTACCCTGCTGAGTGTGAGTCATTGTTTCTGCAGAGCTTTTACTAGAAGCATCTGAAGTTGCCTCTATAAGACCTGGGTTTGATAAGAAAACATTGTCTGCTTTCTGGACCTGATTGGGTGCAATATCCCTAGGAGAGGACTTAGTATTAAGTCCTCCACTAAAATCATTTAATTGTAATGACCTTCTAGGCATCTATTAACACCCACATCCACATTCACAGTTCATGTCTTTCTCCTTATTTTAGGGCTTTTTTAACTTCAGCCCAGATTTCATCATCTAATTTATTGTCTGACCTTTTAATAAAATGGTCACCAAGTTTAATTAACACAGCTTTTAAGATTTTTTCACTTAATAGACCTGTTAACATTTTACTGATTACTATATTCATGTTATCTCCTATTGTTTAACATTTCCATCTTCTTCGTGCTTGTCTAATTCTAGAATTTGGATTATTTCTAGTTTTAGCAGAACTTCTTTTCAGTTGCCCTAATGACCTTGCACAATAAGACTTTCTTCTTTTAGCTGCCTTACTACCTTTTTTAACTTTACCAGTAACAGCAGTTTTTAATTTACTACCTGGGTTAGCTCTTCTGTAAGCAGCTACACCCTTCTTTGTCATTCCAGCACCTTTTTTAGTAGGTCTGTAATTAGCATTCTTGCCTTTAGTAGTTTTTCTTATAGCTTTTGCTTTTTTTCTAGGCATTACTTTATTACTTTTTTAATTTTATCAAAAACTTCTTGTTCATCAAATCTCATACTTATACCAGGTTCATATCTCATAACCTCTTTGCCTTCTTTTAAAATAATAATAGTAGGCACAACTTTTATGTTCCATTCTTTTTGTATCACTGCACCAACAGTTTTATTATTTAAATCTACTTCAGCTACATAACAAAGCTTAGCTAGCTTTTCTACCTTAACTCTGTTTGCGTGATTCCAAGATGCATTAACTTGTACTACTGCACATTTTTGCACATTAAGTGCTTGTATTGATGCAAAGTTATCTAAGTTGACTGACTGTGAATGCAACCAAGATGATAGCGAGCAAAAAGTTAATACCAAGTATGATATAAATTTGTTGTTCATCTGTAAACCTCATTATTTGTTATTCATGTCAAGCAGAGTTTCTTGTATCATTCTAGTATCGTCTTTTACAGAGTCTACTTTATCTTCAAGCTTGTCTACTTTTTCTTCTGTATTTAATATAGAGTCACGAATCATTTGGTCTTTTAAATCATACTCCATACGTGAAACCTCAGGCTCTGGCAATTCTTTAGCAAGTTCTATTTCAGCCTGCAAAGAATACCACATCCCTATAATCATACCTACAGTAACTAAGATACTAATACCTGTTTCTATAGATAATGTAAATTTAGTGTCTTTTCCTACTTCCATTTTTTACCTCATATTTGCTGGTACAATACCTCTTGTACCACCTGTTTTTTCGTTCTTTTTCATACCAAATTTTCTTAAACCTTCTCTATAGGTTGATAGACATTGTTGTGCAGATGCCATTCTAATCTGTGCTATAGCAGGGTTATCTTCTCTTGATGCTGCATCCATCAAAGCTTTATATTTTACATAATCAATTAACAAAGGCTGTAATGTATTATCTATATCTAGTGTGCCTGTAATAGATGTTAACTTATCTGGCTCTGCATAATATGATATTACCATACCATCAGTTATAGTATTACCTGAGCCTAGCTGTACTGGTTTTAGTTTTGTTTCAGAAGTTTCTGATGTACCACCGTCACCTATTTCAGTTGCTATTGCTATTCTATCACCTTCAATCCACCATACGAATGATGTTGATGGGTCTTTGTATGTACTGCTTACTGCTGCCATGTTATACCTCTGTCCATGTTGTGTTAGCTGATGCTTCGCTATAGAACTGTTTTATTTCCTGATTTGTTAATCTAGGAATTTGTATATATTCACCAGCATCATTTTTAATTGCACATCTAAATACTTTATTTACAGTAATTGCTCTATCATCATCTAAATTATACCACAACTGATTATGTGCTAAGTCTGTTTTAGCATATTCTACTTTCTGCAAAAACTGACCCATATCAATTAATGCTTCATTAATTAAGTTCAATACATAGTTTTCTGATACTCCAGGAACAGCCTGAAGTACTCTACTGTATATCTCTTTACCTGTAAATTCTATTGCAGCCATTATATTGCTCCTTGTAATGTTTGTATCTGCTCTTTATATCTTGCATCTATCATAGCATATTGTTTTTCATACCAGCTATATTTAGCAATATCTTTCTGTAAGTTAGAGTTATATTGCTGTACTTCTTTATTTACATTAGCAGAAAATTTTCCAATATCTACTTGAAATCTTGAAATCTCTTGCACATAATCTTGTATTGCAGCTTCTAAAGTTCTTGCTTCATTTTGAACGCTAACACTTGTAGCCTGTCTCATTAACTCTATAGCTGCATTTGTAGATGATTGCATTTTTTGTACTGCTGCCCCAGTAGAAGCTTGCATTTTAGCAGTAGCAGCAGATGTTGATGCTTGCATTTTAGCAGTAGCTGCACTAGTAGAGGCTTGCATCTTAGCAGTGCCTGCAGTAGTTTTACTTGATGCTATTGCAGTGTTTGCTCTGGTGGTTTCTCTAGCAGATGCAATGCTAGCTTGTGTTGCAAGTTCAGCATCTTTAATGGTCGCTGTCATGGCTGCTTTTTCATTTTCTACTTCTGTTTTAAAAGCATTTACATAAGAATTAATTTTTGCTATTTGAGCAGTAGCTAATTCAACATCTTCATCTGTTTCAATTAAATCAGCTGCAACATCAAAGAATTTATCTGAATCTATTTGGTCATCTGCTGTACCTTTAGCACCTGCTGTCAAAGTAGTTAAAGAACCATTATTTGATGTTGTAGGAGTAACTTTACTGTAAGCAGAATCAGTACTTCCACTAGCACTACCTGCAGATACTGATGTTTCTCCAGTATATCCATCTTGTGCAGCTGCTATAGAGTCCTGTGCTGCTGCTATAGAATCTTGTGCTGTTGCTATTGCATCTTGAGCTGAGCTAACAGAGCTACCAACAGATGCATCACTATATGAAATACTAGGTGCATCTGGTGTGCTAGGTGCACTTGAACTTATACTTAATGCACTAATTGCATTCATGTCATTCATTAATCTATTTAAAGCATTTCTTGCTCCATATAAAACTACTGCTTCTTCTGCTTCATCTGGAAAGTCTGATATAGAACTAGCACTATATGATACAGTAATAGATGTATCTATATGAACTACCGAAGAAGAATTGCTATTAGAGTGTGTTGGAACTACATTTAACACATCATTTTCTATATAATAAACAGGGTCGCTAGTAGATGCTGCTTCCATATAATTACTATCAGTTACTTTGCCTTTTAATGCAGGAGAAACTTTTCTACAAGGTATTAATATGTTAGTATCAGTTGGATGATTTTCATCTTTACGCATAACAGCAATAATTTTTTTACCTTCTACATCTTGACTGTCTTGAAATGTAGTAGTTGAAGCTATTCTTTCAAGTTTATTAAAAGGTAATATGTTTAAAACAGAACGAGCACCAGCTGACAGCCAGTCATTAACACTAGCTTGTTTTGCTGAATTGTCTGCATCAAATCCAGTTAAATCTTTTATTCTTGTTGCAAAATTAGCCATTACTTACCTTGCCCTCTATATTTTTTCTTATAATGTTTACTACTCATCTTATTTCCAAACTTTGTATTTACGCTTTGACCTTGCCTTGTTTTCTTTTTACCGTTGCTATTTCTAGCTTGTGGTCCAAAACTTGGTCTTGCCATTATGCTCTTCTCTTTCCATTTCTTTTTCTAGCAAATGTACGCACATTTGTAGGCTTTCCCCCTACTCCCTGCTTTTTTGCTCTCTTTCTTCTTACAGCACTTCTTTTCTGTGAAGCTGTCATACTTGCTGCTTTTGAGGCTGGTACACATTTAGGATATTTTCTTTTACTACCCTTGGCAGATTTACGACCACATTTTTTGTGACCTCCACCTTTTTTCTTAGAGCCAATATCTACCCAGTTCTCACTGAACCATTTCCTAAGCCCACCTCTGTAAGCCATTAATATCTACCACCACGTTTTTTATATTCTCTAACAAGCCAAGCATTAGCATACGCTGATGGGTAAACATCAAACTTACGCTTAGCTGCTGCTTTGACTCTAGAATATAGTGCCTTGTTTTTTGGTGTAGGCTTACTACTTCTTTTTTTTCTTTTAACTGACTTTCTTTTTCTTGCCATTACTTTCCTGTTTTTTTCATAGCTATATTATGTGATTGTTTAAAAGTTTTACCTTTTCTCATAGCAGAAGCCATCGTTTTTAGATGTGCTTTTGTATGATGCACTTTATGTTTACCCATCTGTCTTTTTTGAACAGAGGTAAGACCTTTTAAATTCACACCTTTTAAATTTTTAGCCATTAATATCTTTTTGTTGCTTTTTTCTTTTTAACAACCTTTTTTTTCTTTTTAGGTTTCATTACTTTTTTCTTCATACTTTTTCCGTACATTTTATCTCCCTATAATTTAATCCCACTTAATCAGTGAGTTCATCTTCTTTTCTCTTAACTTTGCATTTTTCTTTTTAGTTTGTTCTATATGGTCTCCCATACTTTTAGAACCAAATTCTATTTGGTCAGTTCTAATAGCTTTTGCCATAGGAGTATCTCTCATAACAAATTGCGTGCTCCACTTTGGTGGGTGTGCACGCTTACCACAAGACCTACAATTAAAATGACCTTCTGGATTAGGTGTACTACAATGTTGACACTTAGCCATACTACATATAAGCTACTATGTAAGCAACTCTTGAGCTATCTAACTTTACTGTGTTTATTGAAATAACTGTATTGTCTGTCAATGTAGCTAAGAATGTTTTTACCTCTTTTGCTAATGAACCATCAACACTACTAGCTTTTGAACTAATATCGTTTACAATTACTTTTACTTCTGCTCCACTATAATTTGCCATTTTATTCTCCTATTATTTAAAATTCTTTTAAGCTTTTGGGAGAGCGTTTAAACGCCCTCCCCAGTAGCTTATACTGACATTATTATGCTAACGTCATGTGGTCATCATCATGCATTTGTCCAAACACATAAAAGTTTGAACCATCACATACTAACTCTGCCCAGTCACCTGGTTTTGCTGTTGAAGCAACCCAGATAAGTTCGTCAACACCAGCTTCTTGTGAAGCTGCTGCTCCACCTGCTGCTGATAGAACCATACCGATTAAGGTATCTTCAGCTGAATTAGGAATCACTTTAACTGTACCACTGCCATCATCAGTTAGGATGAACTTAGCGTGCCATCCTGCACCTGCTGCTGCAGCAGTTGGTAATGTAATATTAAATGAAGCGTCTTGGTCTAGTGTAAACACTTTACCTGAGTCGTTTGCAGTTAGTGTTCTATCTGCTACAACATTTTCAACTTTCACTTTAAAATTACTTACACCACTATTTACTTCTAAGTATGATGCTCTAGCCATGTTATACTCCTTCCACGTTGATTAAGTAATGAGATTCTGGTAAACATACCTCAAGACCTGCTTCTGTAAGAATCATGTCTTTTCTCAAGTCTTCATCTGCACTTTGTACATTTGTCATAACTTGAGTATCTCTGTTAACACCGTTACCAACTAATGGTCTGTAGTATAGCTTACTCATATCAGCCATCAACATTAAACCAGATGAATGTCCTCTGAATAATGGTTCTTTAACCATGTATACAGAACCGTGAACAGTGTTGATTTCCATTAACTGGTGACCAAACTGTCCTGATAATTCATCCATGTTGATTTGATATTGAGTTGCGTTTGTTGAAACATCAGAAAAACTATTATTACCCATTTTGTTGAAGTAAGAAATTACAGGAAGAGAAGCTAATGCTAATCTTTCGTTACTTCCACCTCTAGCTGGGTCAAATAGTACTTCAAAGTCGCCAAGCAATGCATCATAAGTTAATTCTGATGTTGCATATTGCTTAGCGTATGCTTTACCTGATTCGTATTTTAATGCTGGGTCAGCAGCAGAAGCATCAACAAAAGTACTATTTTTGATGATGTGTCCTACTAGACCTTCTGAATATTGAATGCCGTTTACTCTTGCTTTTTGGTTAAAAAGCATAGCTCTTTCAATATCAATTTTGTGCTCTCTCATTTTCATAGCTAGCACTCTTTCAAATTCGTTAGAATATCCACGAAGTTGAGTTGCGTATGCAGTGTTTGTAATCTCTGCAGCAGTTTTGAAGATTTGAGTATATCCAAATCCATCATCAATGCCTTCTGAGAATACGTCTGGTGACCCAGTACCTTCTGCAAACGCTGAACCGATTACTTGACATCTATCTTCATCTGCGATAGAGTCAGAACCTGATGTTCCTGATACAGAAATACATTTAGCTGAAAAAGATGAATCTGAACCATTATCGGTTACTGCTGATTCAATTCTTAAGATTGCATTTCCATATCCTGCATCCGTACCACCGTCTCCAATAGTTCTTACTGCAATTACCATACCTTTTACAAGGAAGTCTACAGAAGCTCCATTAGTTTTAGCTGTTTCTACGGTTACGTTATAATCTGTTCCTGCTGCTACTGTACCAACAGCTCCTTTGATGAAGAACTCTCTACTTGTATAACTAATCTTTGACCTATCTTCAAGATAACGGAACAAAGAATCGTCAGTAGGAAGTTTAGCTGTTTTTGATAAGTACACGAAGAATGGTGATTCTTCAGGTGCTAATTCAGCAATTCTATCGCTGAAGTTAAACAGTCTTCTTTGGTCAGGAGCTACACCAGTGTTACTAGCACCAGTTGCTGTAGTAGAAGCAGAAAGATTATGTACTTTAAGTTGTCCACTATTTATTGCCATTTTATTTCCCCTTTACGTTTTACTTTTTTGCAATACTGCTACGTATAGAACGAGTATTACCAGCTTTCATAATATTGGACCACATACTATCTTCATCAGATGCTTTAGGAGGTTGTCCACCTTGTACTAAACCAGCTGACTTAGGTTTTTGTTGTGTTCGCTTTACGCTTTCAATATTTTCATTTACTTGTGGTAAACCGTTTTTATTTGTATTCCATACGTTAAACAGTGTCTCTAGAGGAAGTTGGTCTTTAGGTTTTGTAACAAAATCTACAAAGTCGTTTGCATCAGTTTCAGACATCTTGTATTCAGTTTGTGCTCTTAATTTAAGAGTGTCCACTTGACGCTGTGCTTCTAAGCGACCCATATAGTCTCTCATTTTTGAGCTAACAGCATCATCAATCTCTTGTTGTCTTAATTGAAATGATTTACTATTTGGATTTGTATACGCATCCCAAGGATTAAATTCCTCTTCATTTATTTGTATTTGCTCTTTGTCCTGTCCTTTACCCCCTGATAAGTGGTCTCTGACAACATCTACCAGCTCAGGATTGTCCTGAAATAGCTTTGCTACTGGTTTTACTTTGTCTAACTCAGCCTGAGCTTTATCATACATAGACTGGAATTTACGCACCTCATCTTCTTGTGGTACGTCAGAACTCAAATCCTGTTGAATCTCTGGCTCACTTATATCATTATTTTCAGAAGTTTCAGAACCTTCTAAAGTTTCATTTATATATTCGTCACTCATTTTATTTTCCTTTCGATGTGCTGTTATTGTTCACCAATATCTTCTGACAGTAATGAATTTATTCCAGCCTGCACCTGTTGTTCTTGTTGACGTTTGGTTCTTTCTGTATTTACTTTCTGTTGAGCCTTTGCCCCAGTAACCACTTTATTAAGGTCAGTTTTAAATTTCTGTACCTCAACACGTTTTCTGTCAGACATAGACTCTCTTTGGGCAGTTTGTAAATCTCCAGATAGAATCTTTATCTGGTCTTGTAATTGACTAATAATACCTTGCATTTTTTGTACTTCTCCAGTACGCTGCAGAACTCCTTCTTTATCAAAGATTTCTGTTTTCTTTAATGCTTCAGTTCTATCAATCAATCCTAGTTGATATGCCTCTAGATACATTTGATATTCAGCGTGTTTATTGTTAGGCATAGTTGAACCTGAAACAACACGAACATCAAATTGTCCTGCAGTAATATCATTTTCTATTTTGACCAATTCTTTTGTTTTATCATCATACAATCTATTATTAATAGCAAACTGAGTAATATCATTGTTTGGCTGTACGATTCTAAATTTCTTTTCAAATGTGTAATGTTCTTTAGACATTTGATATAAAACCTTCCCAAGCTGTTGCAATGCCATTTCAATGTCACGCAACTTAGAAGCACCACGACCTTCTCCCATTTGTGCAAGTAGCATTGTGCCACGAACACTTTGAGGTGCACCCTCTTTGAACCCCTGTAATAGTTCAGGAACTCCGAAGTTTAAATCAATATAACGCTCTACTTGATTTATAAGAGCATAAAACTGACTTGTTAAAGGTTGTGGAGAAGGAAAATGTGGTTCTCCATAACTTGGGTCATATTCAATTACAGCATTAGGATTAGCCCAATCTTTCTCAAGCTGTGAAATACTTTCCACACTTCCTTGTGGTACTAATAATTTTAGACCAGCAGAAGTTTGAGCATGAGATAATGCAAGAGAAAATAGCTTATTAAGCAATCTTTGCATATCTTTAACTTTATTCACATCTGATTTAGGATATGGTGTATTAGTCCATATATTTGGTATAGGAACGATAGGATAAGTATCAGTGTCCAATATAGTTTCATATAGAAGGACTTGCCCTAATGATGCTGTAACTTTAATTCTTGTTTGTGGTATCTCAACAAAAGCAAATGTATTGTTGTTAAACTGAGCTTCATTCTCAGCCATAAATATTTGAAATGCCTCTGCACTCATTATTGTTTCAGTGTTGTTTTGTTGGTCAGCTACTCTGTAGTAAGGTACTCTGACTTTACTAAAACGTTCTATAATACGATAACGTTGTGCTATTGTACTTTCATAATCTTTGTCTTCTACTTCAGCAGGTGTAAATACATTTTGTGAGTTTTTCTGCTGTGAGTCAGGGTAATCATCATAATAGTCAGACATATTGTGTGTTTCAATGTTTGGTAAAAACTCTTCTACATCTGGGTATAAATCTAATAATTGTTCTTTTGTTAAGATGGTAGACATCAAAATGTTCGCAGCATCTTTAAAATACCTGTCTCTAGAAGCAGGGTCTACGTACACTCTAAATGGATTTACGTGAGTAAACATAACTTCTCCTCTACCATAATCTGCCTCTGGCTCTGTGTATGCATAAAAATAACCAATACCAGCAGTAGCATAATCGTGTACAGCTTGTTTGAAGTGATGCTGCCCATCTGATATATCATAGATATATTCTAATAATGTTCTCCAAACATTAGCTAATTTAGTATCTGAATCTTCTCTAGCAGTAACACCAAACTTTACAGGTCTTGATGTCATAAGAGATTTTAACTTATCTATAGCAGCATATATTCTGTCAATAGTAAAGTCTGCTTGACCTACAGATTGTAATACTTCTGACTCTTCTGCTGTATAATGATTCCCTAGTGTAAAATCTATTGCATCTCTAGCTTCAACATCCCAGTCTCTTCTAGCTTCTGCATAACGTTGAAATATTTCTCTATTTTCTCTTGCTTTATCGTCTTCTTGTATTCTTGACATTATTTAACCTTCATTTGTTGTCTGCGTTTTCTATCTTCTTTAATAGCTTTTTGCTCTTTCATTAGACCTCTTGTTGGTAAATAATCTACTTTTCCTGCATCTCTTTGAGCATTATACTCTGCTCTTCTTAAATTTTCTGCTTCAACAGTAAATCTTTTCATAAATCCTTTTGTTTTATCTTTGGTTTTTTTACCAAAGTTAAATAATCTTCTTTGTAAACCTGATGTATCTATTTTCATACTTGCTCCATATACGGTTGTAAAAATTCTTTGTAGAACTCTTTGTTTCTACCTAATCTTCTTCTTTTACCTTCTGGGTCTTTGAACACTCTTTCATACTGCTTAAACCCAGGTCTCCCTGGGTCGTCTTCTAATGCACCATCTACATTATTATGCATTAAGAATTTTGCAGTTGTTGGGAACTTTTTTAGTCCCCCTAAGTTAAAACAGTAATCAGCTAAGGCATATTTCATCCTGTCATCCACATCAGACCATTTTCTATTTCTGCTTACACAGAAGTTTTTAGCTTTTACAACAGATAGTTGTGCTTCGTGCAACAAGAGGTCTTCTACCTCTCTTTCGCTCAAACCTGTTTTCTCATAAGTATTTTGTTCTTCAAGCGTTTTTAGCTTGTAACCGTAACCAATAGTTTTTAGCCCACCTTCTGGTGAGTCATACGGATAAAACTTTTCCCCTACTTTATTTGCGTACCCTTCTACCCTTTTTAAGTAGTCAATGTATTTTTCTAATGTATAATCAGATACCATAACCCTGTTTAATTTAAAACAGCCTTTTAGTCGATTTCTCATATTTTTAATCCAGTCATCCAATTTATTTTTGTACGTGCCTGTGTAGGAAAATCGTCTGGTCTTTCATACTCATCATTCTGCATAACTCTACTTCTAGGTGCTTTAGCAAAAAAGTCTGCATAATATAATCCATCTAACAAGTCATCATGCTTTCCTTTAGGAAACTCAAAAATTTCATCTATTAGTTCTGAGTGTTCTTTTTTTATATAGAGCTTCTTACTGTTGATAATACTACCTAAAGACATCTCTAGCCTGTCTTCTTTTTTAATTCCATGTGGAGGTCTCACTCCTTTGTTAATACCAGGTAATAGTCTTTTTTCTTTTCTTGCCATACGTTCTACCATATCACGTACCATTTCTTGTGCACCTACTGTCTCTACAGCACATCTACGTATTGGAGAGTATTTTTTAGCCATCTTTAATATTTCATCTGGCATATCGAATGCTGGTATCTTATCGTGGTAATAATCTATGACATATCTGTTTTTATCTGCATCCATACCCATAACTACAATAACTTGATAGTCTGAAGTGCTAGATGCTGTATGTGCTAAGTCAACGCCCATATAAGTATAGATAGGTATCATTTCCTTGTCATCTCTTAAATAAGTAAACTGTCCATCTGTGTGAAACTCATAATTGTGGTAATTTATATTATCCATCTTGAAAGAGGCTGAAGCAGCATCTCTAGCATCGTTTAAATACTCTTGAGCAAACTTATCTACTTTTCCTGCCTCTATGTATTCTTTTCTTTTTTGATTTAACTTAGATAGTGGAAATTGTTCTTCCCACGCTGGTTTACCGTCTTCTATAGCACGAATAAAGGTTACATCCCATGGATATTTCTTTTTAGCTTTTTCTGAATCTTGCCAACCATCTACAATGTTTTGTAAGAATGCATCATAATGTACAATCGTACCAGATAGCCATATCCATCCTTCTTTACCAGGACTTTCTTCTAGTGATGGATATACCGTAGATACAATCCATTGTTTAATTTCATCTCTACGTATAGCAGTCTTTGTGTTTAACTCTGACTCAAAGTCATCAAGTATGATACCTGTATAACGTGTATCTACCTCAGCACGACCTCTAAGACGCTGTGATGTACCTTTTGCTATGATACGATGACCTTTTGTTGTAATTAAGTCTTTTTCTGTCCATCTCTTGCCAACGTCACCCCCACATAGATTACCAAAGTAATATCTAATAGCTTGATTTGTTTCTAAGTGTGAACGTATATATTTGACGTGGTCAATAGACTGACCTTGTTCTTCAGCTACCCAAGCCATAAACATAGATTGGTCTTCTGGTGTAAAACACAGCTTATGCATTATTGCTGCTTTCATTAATACTGATTTTCCAAAACCTCTTGGAAGCACATTACAAATACGTGCTCCAGGTTTTGTACTAATTAATTTTTTACCAAGGTCGTAGTGAAAAGGAGGTGATGCTGATTTATGTAAAAAATCATTTGGTAAAAACAACTTACCAAACAGTATTAAATCCTTAGAAGCTTTATGTAACAGCTTCTCCTTATCAGATAAACTAAGCTTTTCCATTATTCTCTATAAATTCCTTACTAAACCCTATTAAGTCCATATCTTCATCATACATACAAAGACAAGCACAATCAACAGTGATGTACTTATCCATAGGTATATTCATGATAGTGTTCAACAAAAAGTCACTATACGTTATCGGCGACTTCTTTATCTTCACTTTCCTCTCGCACATCTGGCAGTTGAGGAATTTCTCGTTCTTGGCTTGCGATTTTTTTGACATCTTTACCTTCCAATGCTGCTAACTGCTCAGGGCTAAAACCCTTAAACAATGCGATAGATTCTGTTTTTTGTTCTTTTTTACCTAGTAACCCAGATATTTCCATTAGCATCTTTAGCGACGAAATCTTATCGCTATCTCTTGCTTCAATGTTATCTACAATCTCTTTTGTCTTCAATAGCAGATACTCTGGTGTTATCTCTGTTTTCTCTAATATCTTTTGTATTTCTTTGTCAATCAAGGTTTTTATCCTTTCTGTTTTTAGTAACATACTACTTTGCTCTTTAATATACTGCTCAGACTTAGATTGAGGATAAGCTTGTTTAAACGCTTCTATTATCCCATCTCCCTTCGCAACATACTTTGCAAACAAAAATTCTTTCTTTGTAGGCTTCTTACGTTCTTTAAATACAGTATTAGAGTTTTTACCACTAAACTTGTATATACTTTGTCGTAGTTCGCCTTCCATTTTTATGGTAGGAGCACAGTTAAACATCCCAATCGCTGTGCGTACATATCGCTGATTGTTGATAACCCCACGTTCTAACACCTCACAAACCTGCCCATCATCTGTTAAGGTCCATGAACTAACTGGAGCGTTTCGCCAATCTTCTAGTACGTCTTGTAATGGCATAGCCTGCCTGAGCTCGTTGATATTGTCATATACAATGTGCTCCTGACCTTTTATAGTTCTTTTCTTCATTTACGATGTACGATGTATTCTGGGTCTTTATCGCTTAAACGCACTTCTACCCATCCTTTTGTTTGTGGTTCAAACATAGCATAGCGTGCATATTCAGCATATCCTATAAAAGAACCCCCACGCACAAACCATTGTCTTCTTACTTCTTCACTATCTTGCATTATTTCAAAAGAATCTACTGGTTTTGCGTATAATTGGTGGTTATGCCCCAAATAATACATATCAGCGTCTGGAAATATGTTTCTAAGCCTAGTTAGCTCCATATCTCCGTTCTTAGCACCACTTTTTCCATGTCCACTTGCAAAACAGAAGCGATTATGCTTATAATTAATCACTGCATACCCTGGAAATGGGTAATATGGTACTTCAAGGTCGTCACATAGCACACGAATTATATCAATTCCTGCTAATCTAACAGAACGTAGCGTATCATGATTACCTCCACGCAAAAATACACACTTATTCATGATAGGTCGTATCATTTTTACAAATTGAGCGTATTGTTCGTTGTTATCAAACAACTGGTCACCCTCTGGTATGTGATAGTTAGGTGGTATAAACTCTAACATATCACCATTTCCGAACCAAAGTGCATTTGGGTCTTCATCTATCATCTGTACTGCTTTTAAAAACAGACTTCTATCAAAAACTTTACTACCTACGTGTATGTCGGTAAGACAATGTAGGTTTACTTTAGCCTTTTTTGTATTGTGTTCTAATATTTTACCTGGATTAATCATTCTGTTCTCCGTTTTCTGAGTCATATTGTTTACTGTACATAGTGTAACTCAGCAATATTACACTATAATTTATTAAATCAAGCATTGTGTCTTCTACCTTTTCTTCATTCACAGCTCTTTCTCCATTTCTCTTCAAGAGATTAGAGATTCTAGCTATTTTGTCAGAGATACGAACAAGAATGCCAGTTTGTGCATCACATATTTTTAATGCTTCAACCATTTCAAAGTTAGAAAACGGTTCTTTTACTTGTGCATAGTCTATATTTTTATCATCACATAGTGCTTTTGCTTTTTTGATTATTGCATCATAATTAGGAATCATATTTCCCTCCTGCTTTTTTCCATAAATATTCACCAAAACCTAATTGATACAAACTATTTGCTAATACTTGTACTTGAGTTTCGGTCATGTCTAAACTAGTTCCGTGTGTAATACCATGTAATACTTCATGTACTAACACTTCTAGTAGTTTACTATCTTTCATTTCGTGTTCTAATACTATTTCACAGTTACGCATAGAAATAGCACCTAGTATTTCTGATTCATCTGAACCTAAGTCTACCTTAGCACCAGATATAAATCGAATACTATACTCGTGACCATTAATAGAAAGCTTCATTGTTTTATTTTTTATCTTTTTTAGTTTCTTCAACTTCTGCTCCCTTTATTTGGTCTTGTAAATATTTATTAAATTTATCTGTATCTTTTTTCATTTTAATATATTTATTAATGACTGATTCTATTAACATCGTTTTCTCATGTAGTTTAAATATATCCTGTCTAATGAGGGCTATATGATATAGTATATCTTTCTTAGTTGGTTTTTTTGGTTTTTTTATTGGCATCCTTCTTATCCTTTCTAAAGATTTTATCCCAGCGTTCTTCGTATTGTTTTCTAGATATAGATGTAGGTCTTGGTTTATCACCCTTACCTGCTCCATTTGGTCCTTTGAACATATTAGAGCTTAAACCTATAGATTGGAAAAAGTCAAGAAAAATTTTATAATATTTTTTACATCCTTAGTTACTTTGTACTTGACATCTGGTGTTTTTTTTATTAACTTTAGTTAGGATAACTCTACTAAACTACTAGCTAGTATAGTTATATAGTTAGCCGTTTCCGTAAGTTAAGCAATATCAACACTTCCAGACACAATACAAACTAAAAAAATAGCCCAAGTTTGTGTGAAGTTCTTTTTTTTAAATAGCCCCCCAGGTCTTTTTCTAGTTACGATTCCTAGAAGTTCGTTGAGATTCGGTTTAACTCTTGATATTGTTAGACTTACAACTATATGACAAAGTCAAGCATTATTTTTTATTTCTTTTCTTGGCAACTTTTCAGAAACTTGTTTGTCGACGGAGAGACAGCATCACTTGACAACCTCTAAATTATTATTATATTACAGCCCGTTTTCATACGCCTGAAATTATATATACATCTTATTTCTAGACCCAAGCCAGACCCAAGCCAGTATATATACACAGCGTTTAAACAGCCTTTAAATGCCTACATTACCAGCCCCAGATTCACAAGCTGGATTGTTTAAACAGCCTAGACCATAGCCCCAGATTTAAGCCGATTCTATGACGACAAATAAAAAAGTTTGCACATTGCCTAGAATTTATTATATTGGTTTATGATTTTAACACACACAAACAAAGGAAAAACGATGAAATCACAGAAGGTGGCGACCCAAAACGCACAGAAAAAAGTTAAGGAGTTTAAAGTAGTTAATCACGATGTAGCAGTTACGCAATGGTTCGAAAAAGCGACGCAAGAGTTAAGCGACAAAGTCTTTCGACCTCACGGCTTTAAAGTTCCGAAAAATATTCGTATCAATGTCTCACAGCTTAGAACAGCGAACAAGACCCACGGACATACGACGCTGGGGCTATGTTATCCAACGCATTACACGGCTGGCAAAGACAAGCCAAAAAAAGAGGTTGTAAATATTATCCAAATGAATATAGCGACGACAGGTAAGAATAACAGCGTCGATGTTCTGGACACATTAGCTCACGAGTTAATTCACGCTATTGACGACAACAAGAGTGGACACAAAAAAGGTGGAGAATTCGACAAGATGGCACGAACTATTGGACTAGAGGGCAAGCTAACCAGCACATACGCTGGGGAAGAGCTTAAAGGGCGTTTAAACGGCATCATTAAGACCATCGGAAAGTTCCCACTTCAAGAGGTAAACCTAGAGGGCTTGAGAAGAGACAGCAATAGAAATTTAAAGCTTGTCTGTTCTGATAACGATAACGATTGCGACCACGGATTTAATACAAACAGGCTGAGAGTAGAGCAGATGACCAGCAGAAAATGTTTATGCTGTGGTGAAGGCTCATATCATATCAAGCTAGGCAAGAAATACGGAGGAGCTATTATTAGCATCGACAAATTTTTTGCTCTTACTTCCAGGGTCAAGAAGAACAACGACAGCATCAAAAATTTAGATGATACGCTGTTAGAGATGCAAGACGAATTAAAATGGGAGAATGCCTAACTGAAGAGCCCACAAGGGCGAAACTGGGGGCGTCGTTTAAACGGCGTCTCTAGTCTTAGGCTTAAATTAAACAACCATACTTAAGGAGGTATTATGAAATATACAGGCTTAAATTTAGTACAGATTAAGGGCTTAGAGGCTCAAGCAGAGCAAGGCAGACAAGCCAGAGAGAACAGACACGCAAAGAAGATTAAACAGCGTTTAAACAGAGCGAAAGCTAGAAGACAGGAGGCGAAAAAATGACCTATTCAAGACAAGTAAAATTAGAATATATCAGAAGAGGAATTGTTAAAGTAGATATAGAGAATTTGAAATGGAAAATAGAAGAACAAAGGGATATTTGTATAGACGGATGTTTAGCAATAGGAGAGCCTTTAGAAGTAGAGGCTGGAATTAGCCCAGACTTGCTAAAGCTCTGGGATTTAGAGGAAGAACTACAAACAGCACAGGAGGTGAAACAATGAGACAAATAACACTAAAAACAGCAGATGCTTTTTATAACAGAAAAGCAATGAAAATGAACAATACAGAAGTAAGAGGAAGATACATTAGCACGAATGGTAAAGGCGAAGAGATAAAAGACCCTAACGGATTTGTCGAGATGTACCTATATTTGCACGGCAATTTGATTGCAAATTTCAACCAAATTCAGAAGGGGCTATACTTTACACTGGCTGGCTGGAACACACCGACAACGAGGGAGCGTTTAAACGGCTTATTTGAAACTTACGGCTTGACTTGTAGAGTAAGACAGATTAAAGGTAAAGCTTACATCTCTACACCAACAGAGCTTGTGGAGATTGACCCATCAAAAACTTATGTAATTGGTGGAGGCAAAAACACCAGCCAGAGCATCGTAAAAGATTTTCAAAATATGAAGTCTGTTTACACAGCTTGTGGCTGGGTAATGCCAGAAGATGTTGCTGGCTTTACATTCTAAAGCAAGACCAACTAAAAAAAGAGGGCTAGAAATAGCCCTTTTTTTTTGCCCTTTTTTTCAGAGCGTTTAAACGGAGTCTAGAAGTTTTCCACAAATTGTGTATAAGATGTGGATAACTTTTATGTGTATAAGATGTGGATAACTTGAGAGCGTTTAAACAGCCTTTTATTTACGGCTCTAAATTCTGGAATATTTTAACAAGGTTTCCGAGGACAGATAAAAACAAGCATACCATAAGACCTTTTTTTTATTTTATTGCGTTCTAGGGCTATTCTCTGGCGTTTATAGAGGAGTAAAACTAGACAGAAATAAAAAAAGCTTGACATCTGGGCTTTTTTATACTATGAAAACTTTTTTAAAATATTTTTATTTTTCTGCTTGACAACTTGAAAAAGTTATTTTTAAACTCTTTACATATTGCAAAACACACAAAGGAGCAATTATGAAAATAACTAAAAGATTTACAAAAGCTTTGAAAGACTACAACGGAAGAGCACAAAGCACTAGAGAGGCTATCAAAGACTTAAACGAAAAGAAAACTTTAACTATATTTTGTCATCTTACAAAAACAGATATAACTTTGAGTATGACAGCTGAAGATGGAGAGATGGCTTTAAATATGCTTTACTCAGATGCTGGAAGAGATGAGAATAACCCAATGCGACCAGTTATAAATAATGCTGATGCTTGGGGTCAAACAGCAGAGCAAAAAAGATTTCTTATGTCTTTTTTACCAACAGACCCAGAGACTCTGGACAGATTGAACAATTTTAGTAAAGCTTGGATGTTTGGTAGAAACGAAGATGGAACAAAGAAAAATAAAACACAGAGCGTTTAAACGAGCTCTAAGGAGGACAATATGAAAGAAAGATGGATAAAAGAAACAAAAGCAGATGGTACAACTTACTACTGGACTATTAAAGAAAATGATACAAGAAATGGATGGGGCTGTGGTTATGTAGCTTTACCTTCAGGACACCCTTGGGCTAATCAACATTTATTTGCTTATAGCCCAGACTTAGCAAACTACGATGCTATCACTGGTGAAGAGAACAAAGTAAAACCTATACCTTTTTATGACAGAGAGCTAACAGCTGGATTTCACTTGGTAAAAGAGCCAGACAGCTGGCAATGGGCTCACGACAAAAAGCGAGGATTTAATAAGGATATGGAAGGATATTATGTTATTGGATTTTACGCTAATGGAGGAGAGTTTGATAGTATGAGTGATGTTATAGGTAGCACAATAAAACTAATGGATGAGGCTGACCTATTTTTTAGAGACTACAATACTATTAAAAAAATAAGAAGTAGAGCTAAAAAATCGATAGATGGTTATGACAGCTATCTGTTTGACAGAGATTTAGTCAAAAAAATCAATGAGTTAGTAGAAGATAAATTTGGAGAAGGCACTAAGCTGTTGTAGACAGCGTTTAAACGAGAGGAGAATAATATGGAAATACCAGATTATAAAACAATAGTAATGGGTATTAAATCAAGTTGCGAGACTACGCTAAGATGCAACAAAAGAATAATGGATAGAGAGTTCAAAGATTATGATGGCAGATATTATGATGAAGAAAGAGAAGAGCATACTATCTTTGAAACTGAAAACACACAAGCAGAGATAATGCTAGACTATATAAATAAAGAGCTGAAGAAAATGGGAGAGAGCGTTTAAACGAGGTCAAAGAAAAGTCTTGACACTTGTTTTAGAATTTAATAGTATTAGCTAACACACAAACTAGGAGGTATTATGAAACAAGTCAATTTTGAATGGGGTGTATTTATTGAATGGTATGATAACAACGGACAGCAGTATGAAGTTATGTTATCTGAAAAAACAGCAAAGATAGTACACGATGAAATAAGCACTCTTTTAAAAACGCCTAAAAAGAGCAAAGCAAAACTATTGCAAGGCGATTTAAATATTAAATGGTAAACACACAAGCTAGGAGGTATTATGAATAAAACAATTAACAACTTAAAACTGAGCCACTGGAACACTAGACACCAGTTAAAAAGATTTAAAAATCTTGGAGCAAAACTAGGAATAGATTGGAACAAATTGCAAGACGATGAGCTCCGTTTAAACGACACCATAGTAAAAGAGGGTATCGTATTTATCATTGCTCAAGAAGATGCAGAGTGGACACAGCTACGAGGTCGTAGCGAATATTGGCGTGAGACTATTCATATTAAAAAAGATGAAGTGGTATTAGTTCTTAAAGATGGTAAACCTATGTGGTACAGAGAAGAGTGGTTGAGACACAGAGGAGCACACGGAGGAAGAGACTACACAGCTACTATATGTGGTAGAAGTTCTTACTCTTACAGCACATATACTTTTGGAAGTAATATCAAAGGATTGCAGAGTATTTCTGGTATTAGAAGAGCAGTGAATGAAGACGGATTAGTAGTTAAATACTTACATCTATCTTTGAAAGAAGATATGCCGTATATGACAGCTCAAGACAAAGCAAGTGAGAGAAGACAACACCTAGAAAATAATCTGAAGTGGAAAGACGATAAGCAGATAAAAGAAGAGTTCTGGGCAAAATTATCAACGATGTACAAGAGCCGTTTAAACGACCCAGTGTCTATTAAGAATAAATTTAGAAAAGCTAGAAAGACTTGTATCTTTGTAATTAACAATGGTCCTTATGATGAGCAGTCAAGATTTGCTGGTATGTTAAGGAACTTAATCAAAAGCTATCAAGCTTATGAGAAAGAGCGTAAGCAAAGCAGAGGTCATAGATACGACTCATCTTACTATATTAATCAAAGAGCAAAAGAGTTTCAAACATCTTACTTAGACATTGTCCAAGATAGAGAACATTGGAACTGGTCAAGAAGTGGATATATTAGTGCTTAATTTTAGAGAGTGGTACAGAGAAGTGTTTAAGAATGAAATAAGAGAACGAGCTTATTTAGAACGACTATGGAAACAAAGGAGGCAATATGAACAATAAAACAACAGGTATGAGCAAAAGCTCAATGGAATTTAGAAACGATTTAAGTAAAACATTAACAAGTACAAACAGAGTATTGATGAATGTATTTATCTACTCTCAAATGGTATGCGTATTTTTAGTGCTGTTATTGAGTCATCACGACTACACATACTTAACAAATGCTGGACATATATTTCTGGAAAGCATCTTAGTATTTTTTACTTGGATAAGTGTAATAACGATTGTAGGGAACTTGATGATTAGAGTTTGGAGAAAAATCTTTAAACTACAAACTAATCAATGTTCAATATGGTT